GACTTCGGTAACGCGAGTACGACTGTCGGCTCTCGCCTTTGCTTTGAAACTAAGGAAAAATGCACTTATGCTGCCAAGCAATTCATTGATATATACGAACAATTTCTAACCATTAAACAATAAAAATCATGGCCAAAAAATCAGTAAAAAACCAACCTGTATTTGATTTCAGAACAATCAAATCGTTTGAAGATGCCTGCACGAAGGAAAACATTGATACAACTGCATTGCCCGATGTATCGATGCTCCCGGAAGAGTTCAGAAAACCAATCATCAACGCCTATAAGCTCTTGATTATTTTCAAGGCAATTAACAACGGATGGCGTCCAGATTGGAGCAAACCTTCGCAATGGAAATACTATCCCTGGTATAGGGTTCTGTCTTCCGGGTTCGGTTTTTCGGATTCGATTTGCTACTACGCTGACACGCATACGACTGTCGGCTCTCGCCTTTGCACTGATACAAGTGAAAAGGCCATGTATATAGCCGAAAAGTTCCAAGCGGAATACCAGGAATACTTCCTCTATCCGGAATAAAATAAAAAAGGTTGTACGCTGCGTTGCTGCTAGTTCTGTCTTCCAGGTTCAGTTTTTCGAATTCGAATTACAACTACGATAACACGAATACGAATGTCAGCTCTCACCTATGCGATACTGGCAGCGTAGACCTTGCCAACAGTGCAAAAAATAAATCATTTTCAATGGGTGTTGGTATTCCGAGTAATCGGGAGAAAGCGACCATAAAAAAGCAAAGGCATGAAACGGATCAACAATTTATACGAGAAAATATACAGCATCGAAAACCTCCAATTGGCTGATGAAATTGCCCGAAAAGGCAAAACGAAACAGCCTGGAGTAATCGGGCACGATCAGAACCGGGAAGAAAATATTCAAAAACTGCATGAAATGCTGAAGGACAAAACCTATCAAACATCTGAATATACAACGTTCACCATCTTTGAGCCCAAAGAGCGTCTGATATTCCGGTTGCCTTATTATCCTGACAGGATCACCCATCACGCTGTAATGAACGTGCTGGAGCCAATATTTGTGTCAACATTTACGGCAGATACTTATTCCTGCATCAAAGGGAAAGGCATTCATGCTGCGGCAAATGCAGTAAAATATGCCTTAAAGAATGTTGAAAATACCGGGTACTGCCTGAAGCTAAACATTAAGAAGTTTTATCCGAATGTTGATCATGAAATACTCAAGCAGCTGCTTCGTCGAAAAATCAAGGATAATGACCTGCTTTGGTTGCTCGATGAAGTGATTGACAGCACGGATGGCCTTCCGATCGGAAACTATCTTTCCCAATATTTCGCCAATTTTTACCTGAGTTATTTCGACCACTGGATGAAGGAGGTTAAAGGCGTAAAATATTACTTCCGGTATGCCGATGACCTTGTAATCCTTTCCAGCAGTAAACCTTATTTACACCAATTGCTTGCTGAAATCAGAACCTATATGAATGACAGGCTGAAACTAACCGTGAAAGGAAACTATCAGGTATTCCCTGTTGATGTCCGGGGAATTGATTTTGTAGGCTATGTATTTCGCCACACGCATACCTTACTCCGTAAGAGTATCAAGCAGAATTTTGCCCGAATGCTAAAAAGAAAAAGAAATGCAAAGTCAATTGCCTCTTATAAAGGATGGGCATCGCACTGTAATAGTAAAAATCTAATTAAAAAATTACTCCATGAATAGCTTCAGTCAGTTTAATATCAAAATCAAAAGTCAGGCATTTGAAGGTGAGAAAATAAAGATGTCTAAAATACTTAATCGTGAAATTGTGGTCCATCACTTTAAAATTGAGGACTCTAAAGTTTTCAAAGAGAAGGGATCTGGTAAGTGTATACATCTGCAGATATCGATCGATAGCAAAAAGCATATTGTTTTTACAGGATCGAGCTGGTTGATGGAAACGATACAGCAAGTGCCTGAAACTGGGTTTCCTTTTACAACAATTATAATTGAAGAGAATGAACGGTATTTGTTTACCTGACAATTGATTGACAGAATTTGAATATGAGAAAGTTAAAAACTCAATTACGCAATAAAGTTATTGATCGCCTGCCGGAAAAGTCAAGGGACAAATGGGGTAATTGAAACGGCCACCCTTGACAGAATCCGCCACGGCTCAATGGGTGAGATTGCGAAATTAAGTTTAACCTAAAATTTAGAAATTATGGCACAGATTAAGGAGTTTAAGGACTTTAAGGTGATTAAGGAGGGAACTATGACATTTGCAGATATAATAAGTTTAAAGCCTGATGCATTTAAGATTGTGAAGGTAAAATCGGTTTGTGAAGGATGCATATTTCTGATTAAAGAACCTGACCGTATATGCAAGGTTACCAGGGATCTGGATCTGATGGATCTGATGGTTGATATTGATGTACATTTCGGAATTAACTGCTATAAAAAAATGATTGTATATAAACTAAGGAAGCCATGAAACCACAATACTTACTCGAAAAAATACAGATTGGTCCGTTGATGCTGCATCTTAGGACGGGTTATGATGAAACTAAAGGCTGCATGATCTTCTGGATCGATTTGTTTGCAGGAGCTGGAGGAACTACCACGGGGATCCACCTGGCAGGATTGGAAAATGTAAAGGTGGTGGCTTGTATCAATCATGATTACAATGCCCTGATGAGTCACTGGCTTAATCACCCGAACTGCATGCATTTTGTAGAAGATGTAAGGGATTTCAAGGTTGTTGAAGCATTGAGGGAGCTGGTCAATAAATTGCGATCGGAATTTCCCGGGTGTAAGATTAACCTGTGGGCCAGCCTGGAGTGTACGAATTACTCGAAAGCTAAAGGAGGGTTACCCCGCGATGCAGACAGCCGAACCCTGGCACATGCTCTGTTTATGTATATAGATGAACTTCAGCCTGATTACGTGTGGATCGAGAACGTCAGAGAATTCATGAGCTGGGGACCATAACAGATTTCGGAGGCCAAAAACAAGCAAAGATGTCGGCAGTTTATAGCCAGACTGGTGAAAATGCAGACTTTGCAAAAGCAACTCCATGCGGTAATTTGGATATCAATATTGATGCCGAGCTTCCTGCAAGTAATTACTTCATCCCGGGTAAAGAATACTACCTGACTTTTGAAGCTGCACAGTAGTAAACAGGCAATGTATGGGTAGTTCTGTGCATTGCCTACTATTTCAACTTATACGTTGTCGAGCATTTAGAAGGACCTTAAGGTCATTAAGGAGTTTAAGGATGGTCCCGACATGCGTCGGGATGACGCTATTAACAAGAGCCTGTTCGTATTTGAACAGGCTTTTGTTTTGTAAAGCTGAAATGAGTTTGTATATTGGAAACGCTTCATTCACCGGTTTTTTTAACTGAACTAGTTTTAAACCGTGAATATACCGTTATGTCGGAAAAATTTGTAGTTACCATTCCTGTTAAGCCTTACGTAAAGCGTTTCGTTGAATTGAACTATGGTTTACCAGCCGATTTCAGCCGGTATCCTGACATACAAAAGGAGGTACTTCGCTGCCTGAAGAAACCCCGGACCCGTTTTGATCTGCAGTTTGACCGCCAGCAATTGTGTACTTACACGGAAACGATGGAAATAGTAATATCGCAGGACTATTTCTACCGTTACGGCTGGGAGTTCTCGAAGACGGATACTGTGACGTTTGGAAAGATGTTTGAATCGACTGTGAAGTGCAAAATGCATAACGTGGTGAGCATTTACCGGGGCGTTGGATTGAGCATTAAGGAAAGTATACAGAAATTTCAGGAGCATTATAAGATGGAGGAGGAATATTGGTCGTATGAGTCTATCAAGAAAGAATATTACCGCCGTCGGCCTGAAAATGAGATTGATTTTTTTGTTGAAATTATTGGTAAAGTAGACAGTTTATTTATGGAAATATTGTCCCGCAAAAAGGACAATATTACACCCAAAAAAGCGCAACATGAAACAGCTGAACAAACCCTCTGACAACCTGGGAGGAGTCCTGAAAATTTGGGCCGTACCTCCATCGGATATCACGATCGGATCGAACACGGTAAGTTTTACGACTACCGAGAATATTGTAGAGATGTATTGCTCTCCAGGTAGCATGTGTATGACTGAAAAGGAATCGTTAGAAAAAGCGGGCACAGCCTACCAGACTGAACTGAAGGCCTTCGTACCTAAAGATACGGATGCTGCACGGCAAATCATTGCGGGTATGACCGGCCGCCACTGGATAGTGATTTACCAGGATCAGAATGAACAGTTTAAAGTTTCGGGCACGGTACAGGTACCGCTTCGGGTTTCGTTTGACCTGGATACAGGGGCGGATACGCCGGACCGGAATGGGCACAGCGTATCGTTTTACGGGAAACAGGTGGAGAAGGGGAAGTTTGTTGGGGATCCGTTTTAACTGCCCCTCCCAAACCCTCCCCGAAAGGGAGGGCTTAAAGAACGCTCCAATTAACTGTTAATGTTATTCGGAGCGTTTTTAGCTTTCCCCCTCAGGGGGAATAAGAAGGGGGCTGTAGGTTATTTTTACTGTATTTTCTGCTATTACAGGCGGTCGATGTCCTTTCGACCGCCTTTTTTATGCGGTAAACTCGCTGAAAATACAGCAAGTTATGAACTTTTTGTTTTTAAAAGATATTATTAGCAGCCCTTGGCAGGTCGACTCAGTGACCCGTAATACCTGGTTGCCTGTATTAAAAGGATTGTCGACGGGATTAAACATAGAGAAGGCACCAGAGCCTGAAAATTACCGCAGGTTCGCAGTTGAAGCTGCTACCAAGCGGATTATTCAAGGCTATTATGCCGATGATCAACCAGAATTGGTAGAGGCTGAAGAGCCGGAAGAGACAGCACTTTCAGTAATCAATGTCATTTCCCTGCGTTCGATCCTGACCAAGCATGACCAGGATTGCGGACCACGCGGAACCCGAACCCAAGCCAGCCGATTGCTTGAAGCCGATGAAGAGCCAAATGTTGTTGGTCACATCTTTGTCATAGAATCGGGAGGCGGTCAAAGCTCTGCCGTTGCTGAACTGTCGGAAGCCATATTGAAATGTCAAAAGCCTGTACTTACCTGGATTGATGGTTGCTGCTGCTCAGCAGCCTATTATATTGCCAGCTATACCAAAGAGATCATTGCCAGCCGTGAAACGGATATGGTAGGATGCATTGGTACCATGGTCGTTTATGAAGGCCGTAAGTCGAAATCGGAAGCGAATGACGATGGAGACGTCCAGGTAACCATTTATGCCGACGGATCGGACGAGAAGAATGAAGAATATGACCGGGCCATCAATGATTTTGATTTTGCACCGGTTAAGAATCGAATCCTAAATCCGATCAATGAAAAATTCAAGTCTGACGTTAAAGACAACCGGCCAACGGTATCCGCTGACCAGCTGAAAGGCAGGACTTATTTTGCTTCGGATGTGATTGGAACCCTGGTTGACTCGGTAGGCGATTTTAATTGCGCCGTTGATCGTTTGCTGACCCTTGCCAATTTTAAGCCTAAACCGGCTTTGGATCCTGAGAATGAAAATTCACCTTTAAATAATTCACAACAAATGAAGAAAACATTTCTTAACGTGAATAAGGTGTTGAATCTGGAAGTATTGGAATCGACCGAAGAAGGAGTTTTCCTCAATGAGGAACAACTCGAATCGATTGACAGCCAAATCGCTCAAATTGACACTTTAACACAAGAACATGCTTCGGTCGTTGAAGGATTAACTGCACAGGTGGCCGCCGCTACCCAAACAGTTACCGAAATCACCGCCGAACGCGACACTGCCCGCACAGAACTTGCCGGTGTTATTGATCCGTTCAATGCCATTGACCCTACCATTGCCATCGCTGCTACTCCTGAAGAAAAAGTTCAGGCCATCCGCACACTGCTTGCTGCCAAACCAGGAGTTGCCCCTGCACAAAATTTAGGAGAAGAAGATCCTGTTTTGGATGGAGCTGACTGGGATATGATCAATTCACTTCCACACAACAAACAAGTTGATGCTAACATTTAAATCTTTATAATCATGTCAATTACAACCACAGATGTTATTCGGGAGTATGGGGCGTATTACATCGACGCCGGTCAGAATAAACAACGGATTCTGAAGATGCTCACCACCCCTCGTGAAATCACAGGGTATGCCACTCCGTTTAAATCGGATGATACCATTTTCCGTTTGGCAAATGCTACCTTCCGTTCTCTGGTTCAACCTTTCCAGAAGACTTTCACTCAAAAAGGTGGCGTTGAAATCGTTCCAAACGAAATCCGTCAGTATCGTTTCAAGATTGACGACGAATTTATGCCTGATGAATTGTATGCCAGTTGGCTGGGATTCCTCACTGCAAAGAATGTCGATCGCAAGACCTGGCCATTCGTACAGTGGCTGATCGAAGTGTATTACAACGGTCAGATCGATCAGGACATGGAACTTAACGAGTACTACAAGGGCGTTTATTCAGCTCCTGCAGCCGGTGTTGCCGGATTGGACGGAACGGGAATGGACGGATTGCAAAAGCAATTGCGTAACGGAGTAAATGCCGGTACCATCAATTCGATTAATATTGGTGAATTGCACAAAGACACCATCTTTGATCAGGTTGAAGCCTTCACTGATAAAATCACTGAAGTTTATCAAGGCATTCAGATGAATGTGTTTATGAGCCGCGCCTGGTACAAAAAGTACATGCAGGATAAACGTGCACAGGGATTTTATTTCAAAACTTCTGACGCACAGATCGACGGTGGAATTGATTTCACCCCATTGAATGTGAAACCAATGTCGTCGATGGTTGGTACAAACGATATTTTCGTTACACCACAGGCAAACTTCATCTGGGTAACTCCTGCCACTTTAACCAAGAACAATTTCAAACTTGAAGAAGTTAAACGTTCGGTAGCTGTTATGGCTGACTGGAGCGAGGGATTGGGTTTTGGAATCAACCAGGCTGTTTGGACCAACATCTTACCAAGCGGATCGGGTTCGATCTAAGATACTGGCTCTCCTGATTGTTCGCTTTCAGGAGAGCTCATTTATCATCTCCATAAAAAGGAAATATCATGTCAATTGAATTTACAGATATCAATAAGAACCTGCCCAATGGTGAAAACATGGGGGGTATCGGGCAAAAGGTGTATTTCGGGTTTCATGCTGATGTGGCCATCTGGCCAACCAAGCCTACCAACCCACTAACACTGGAAGCCAATGCAAGCTTAACGGGTGACCTGGTGATGAAAGCCGGCAAACGCCTGTTCGAAATGTATATTACCGACGACACCGGCGAATTCAAAATTGAATCGGTTGGTGAAATTGACGGTAAATCGTTTGTAGAACACCTGACCATCTTTCAACCAGGACTGCAGAAGAAGATCCTCGGATTCATCAATGCAGCCAAGAACGACAACCTTGTGTTTATCGTTCAGGATGCTGAAGGTCAACGTTACCTGATGGGCGACCCGATGCGTGCCGCTGTGTACGTGGGAGCTCCTGACGCCAGCGGAACCGGCAAGGCAACTGCCGACCGTAAGGGAATGAGCGCCGAGTTTGTCTATAAAACACCGAACGCATACGTGTATACGGGAAGTGTGCCTCTGACTGAAGCCACAAGCGGCAGCATTTAAGCGCCATGTGGACCAAATATTTTAAAGTAGTTAAAGTTCGCCCTGGAAGGATAATCACTCCTTCCCATGGCGAACTTGACTTTAGCCGACCTAACATCCCGGTTGAAATCTGCAAGGAACTGTTTGAAGCTGATTTTCCATACCTGGAGATCACGGAGGCAGGGAAAAGGGAGCTTTATGGGGAAGAAGGGGAGGATTGCTTCGCTCCGCTCGCAATGACGGAGGAGTTTAAGGGAGAGGACCCGGTATTTGAACCGCTGCCACCTGCAGAAGATAATCCTGAAGAAATGAAGGTTTCGGAACCTATTGTAACTTCAAAAAAGAAAAGTAATAAGAAAAAGCTCTGAGAGATCGGGGCTTTTTTGCTTTTTAAGGATTAAACATATCGAAATGGTTGAAACAGAGGGTTTCACTTCCAAATCGGAGAAGTATGTTTTAATGAGGAGCCCCGGATGATCGGGGCTTTTTGTTTTTAGGAAAGAAAAAAGGACTTTAAGGAGGTTAAGGTGATTAAGGACTATAATGAGGATTGATTTTGTCCTTTCTGCGGGTTTTTCTGCTCTTTATTTTTGATTCATAATTAAAACCAATAAACTAATTATGGAAAAGACCAGAAGTGAAAAGAAAGATCAATTGATTGTTCCAAAAATTTTCAGAAGAAATTCGAATGCTCATTTACCTGCTTACCTACGAGGTCCAAAGAAACGTCCGGATGGAAAATGGAAGTTTGTAAATAATTATTTCTCTTTTGGCACCAGAAACATAGTTTCGAACCAGTTTTTAGCAGAAACCACTAAACGCAGGAAGTTTAAAGGTTATCAACGAGAAGCACGTCGATATAATAAAAAGGCTGCATGATCTGGTTTTTCACTCCATACGCTCATGACAAGAAATTTTTGGCAGCCATTGACCTGTATTTCAAATTAGTCACTAATCCCAACGACTGGGTGGTGATCATGGACGGCGATACAGCATTTTTAAAGCCAAATTTTGGAGAGGTGATTAAGCGATATACCGAATTATTTCCCGAAACCGGATTATTTACCTGTTATGCCAGCCGATGTCATTACGCCTGCCAGGTGCCAACCGGAGCGGATATGGAGAATGATTCGATTCGGTACCATAAAACTATGGCTGATTTGCTATCCTCGTTAGAATATAACCAAACAGAAATCCTTGACCGGAAGATTGCAGGACACCTGATGGTGATCCGAAAAAATACCTGGACTAGGATCAGGAGTGAAGTTATCCGCACTGCAGCTTCGAAGCATATTTTAGGGGTAGATACCAAAATAAGTAAGGCTATACTGGCATCAGGACTGAAAATAAGGCTGATCAGGGAGTTGTATATTTTACATTACCTGAGGCTGGCCGAAGGATTCGACAACGACAAACATTTAAAACCATGATTGAAAAACACATTTCATCAGATAAGCTTACTGTGGTGATCCGAACGCATGACCGACCTGCAGCTTTTAAACGCTGCATTGAATCGGTCAGGATGCAAACGCATAAAAACATTGATATCATTGTTGGTGTGGATACTCCGGGAAGCATGGAATATGCCGAAACCTACCATCCTACCAAAATAATCAAGTGTGAGAGCCGTGAACGAAAATCGCATAACGATTTTCCGGCAGATGAATACATTTCAAAATTATTTGAACCCATTACCGATGGATATATACTGGTGCTGGATGATGATAATTATCTGGCAGATCCCAAAGGGGTAGAAAAGTTATTATTGCGCATCACCCAGGAATATTGCATTTACATTATCAGATATCGTTATCCTGACGGACGGCTATTCCCGAATGATCAGCAATTTCAGTCCAAAAGAATTAAAAACGGCGGAATTGACTGGGCATCGTGCGTGTTTCATGCCCGGTTTAAAAACACGAGCAAAACGCTGCCCCTTTACAATGCAGATTTTCATTTTATCAGCAAGCTGGTGGAATTTGTAAAAAAAACAGAATGGATTGATCTTGCACTGGTTCATACTGATACGCCCGGAAACCATGGCAAGACTGAAAAATCAAACCATAAAGTAAACGTCAGTCCAGCCCAAACGGTTGAAAGAACCGGAGATATTGATGTGGTATATGTGCTTGGTACCGGATCGAAGTGGAATGACAACGAGATCCGCTTCAGCTTAAGGAGTCTGGAAAAAAACCTGAAGGGATTTCGCCAAGTATTTGTAGTTGGAGCAAACCCCGAATTTTTACAGAATGTAATTCACCTCGAGGCTGAAGATATATTTGATCCGGCTGTGAATGCAGATGGAAATATAATCCACAAAGTATTGGCCGCCTGTGCCGATGAACGTCTGGCCGATGATTTTCTCTTCATCAATGATGATCACCTGGTATTGCAGCCTATGGAGGTTGGCGAAATACCGGCATTTCATAAGGGAAATATGCTCGATTTCAGACCCATGTACTGGGAACTTAACTATTGGCGCAAACGTCTGCTACGAACGATGGAAACCCTTTTTATCAAAGGACTTCCGGCATTTCATTACGACTGCCATACTCCTATCCTATTCAATAAAACCCGATTTATCGAAATCATGTCCGGCTTCGATTATGCCGAAGGAATTGGCCTGACCATGAAAAGCCTGTATGGGAATTCAGTATATGCTGAAAGTGGCATCCTGTTGACTGATCAGAAGAAAACCATTTTTAAAAACTATACGCTTCAGGAGTTGAATGAACGATTAGCAAGTTGTCAGTTTATGTCATTCAATGATATGGGCTTGAATAGGCCACTGATGTATTGGTTATGGAAGATGTTCCCTGATAAATCACAATTTGAAACGAATGATATTAGTGTCAATCTGATTGATATCTGCAGATGGCTGGAAAGTGATCGTGATTTCAATGAAGGCATAAGAATATTCAAAAAATACCTTCATGGAGTAAATCTTCTGAAAATGTTTGAGTCGGGAGAAACTCCCAGCTTACGCAAAAAACTGGAATATAAATTAGAAAGGAATGTAGATGATATCAATGGAAATTAAACAGGAAGTATTGAACTGGATTGCTGAAGGCTGCGATTATACCCAGGGCGTAGAACTTTATCGGAAATATGGCAAGAATATGATGCTGAAGCGTGATTTTCCAAATCATCAAAATAGATATGCCACTAAAATAGTGGTTGAAATGTGTAAATCGGTTGGACTTGATTACGGAGAATTTCTGATTGAAATGAGCAGAAAAAAGGAGATTAAAGAGATTAAGGAGCTTAAGTATGGGATCCCGAAACAAGTTTGGGATGAAGAATTGCCGGAATTACTACAGACAAGTGATCCAACGGAATATCCGTCGGTGATGAGAAGGGTGATTGCTGAATATGGTGAATCGTTCCAGGAGCGGAGCAAGCTGCATCGCATCATGAGCGAAATGCCGGAAGGTAACAGCCAGGCGCTGAAAAGTAAACGGGTTCAGCTTTTTGATATGGTTAAAGCATTAAGTGAACGGCTTGGAATTCTTTATGAAGTTCAGGAGGAATATAAAAAGTCGGGCCATGTACCGGAAGAAGAAGAAATTTGGCCAAAACCTAAAGAAAAGGTAGTCACCGAATTACCCGACGATGGAGAGCAGCTTCGAAAGATGAAGAAGAATCAACAGTCGGCCAATACGAAGGACCAGAGTCTGCTGGATTACCAGAGCGAAAAACAGGGTACGGTTAAGAAGCCGATGCCCAACGGACCTAAACGGATGAAACTTGAAAACCGGATTAAAGCCAGGTTGAAACTGATTGAAGAAATTGATTATAAACTTTTAAAAATTTAAGCTATGTGGCCGCAAATTACACTACTGGTAATTTATCTGATAAGGTTGATTGTGAACATTGTTAGAGATGGTGAACCGACAAACAGGTATTTTGATGCAATGAATTGCATTATAGGTTTAGCATTATCACTTTTCGTTTTGTACTGTGGTGGATTCTTTGATTGCTTCTTCCATGCTCACTAATCTATTTAAATCAGGTCCTGGTCTGCCGAGGTTTGAAAATCCACCACCCTGTCCACCCAAGAAGTTAAAACCGGATCCGGTTGGGTTAGTTTGTATGGAAGGAGCTTCGGTTTTTGTAGCGGATGATGGACAGAACCTGAGTAAAGCCATCGGTGAGCTTCAAAACGGTAAAACCACCCATTTTTACAGCTGGGGAAACTTTAACCTGGTGAGGCTGATCGTTTATATTCTGAAACAGACCGGTCCGGCGCATTGCTTTATGACTTCCTATTCGTTCAGCCAAAAAAGCATTGAGCAGCTGCAGAACCGGATTGAGCAAAAAGAATTGTTATCGTTCAGGGTGATCATCGATAACCGGGTACGGAGCATGAGCCCGAAACCCTTCCAGATGCTCATCCAGAGTTTTGATTACAGATGTACGTCGGTTCATGCCAAAGTTGCACTGATTTGGAACGAAAACTGGAAGATTTGTATCACTACCAGCCAAAATGCAACCGATAATCCCAAACTGGAGCGGGGAACAATTTTTACTGATCCGGAAGTTTTTGAATTTGATTTAAATGTACTTGAAAATGAATTTGTACGAGGCACTACCTAGCGAAGAAATTGAAAGACTCAAGATGATTGAGGAAATGGCAGGACTGTTTTTTTCTCCTGAATTGATCGCAGTCAATATTGAATTAACAGAAGATGAAACAGAAGAGTTTCTTGCCCAGATTGAAGCCAGGAACACCTTTCATTTTCGTACAGCTGCATATTATAAAGGTTGGCTGGAAGCTGAAGTTAGTCTAAGAACAGCCATAAAGCAATCGGCTATGAATGGATCCAGTCCGAGCCAGCAAATGATGCTGAATTTTCAAAAGGAGGCAAGAGTATGAGCAAAAAGAAATTTTTGATGTATTGGTTAATCATATATGCAATTTCAATACTGGAACATCTGATCAAAGGTGATGAGAATTTATATATGCTCATTATAGAAAATTTGATTACGTCATTTTTGGCTGTTCAGTTTGTTCGATTGATAAATTATACTTTCAACAAAATTAAAAACTTATGAGTCGAAGAGCATTGGAAGATACCAAATTTGAACTGATCAAGGCGCATGTGCTGGATCCGGATAATTCGCCGCTTCCGGAAGATCACCAGGAAATGCTTGACCGTATTGTGTCGGCTGCCAAGATACTGGATAAAAATCCTTTGCAACGCCAGGCGGTTGCTATCCATCACCAGAAATATCCCCACATAACCAGGGTTCAGGCTTATGAAGATCTTCGCTTTGCTGTGAGGATATTTAACTCGCTACATACGTTTGATTTTGACTTCTGGCATACCTGGGTTTTGAATGATATTGTGAAAAATATTCAAAAATGTCGCAATGCCGAATCAGAAAAGGACCGTCGGGTGATTGCCATGGAACATGCCAACCTAATAAAACTCATTGGTGAAAAACCAACAGATCCGCCGGATCCGGAACGCAATGAAAAACACCAGTTCTATATCCTGATACAGAATGATAACAGGTCGGTAAAAGTTAATCTGAATAATTTGAAAGATATTCCCGAAGCTGCACTTCGTGAATTAAACAGGGCCATTTATGGAGGTAATGAAATTACCGAAGCCGATGCCGAAGAAATAATGGGCACATGATAACCGAACTAATTGAACTGAATGGTCCGCAGCAGCTGTCGGTAATTAATGATGCCAAAAACGAGGTAGACATTGAAGGCCGTGGAACGGGTAAATCGTACAAAATTGGATGGGAGATCAACCAGATCGTGCGAAAAATGCCCAGATCGATTACTTCCATTACCGGCAGAACATACGGCCAGATTTATACCCGTACATTACCATCCACCCTGAAATTTCTTGAAAAGTTAGGATATGAGAAAGATAAAGATTTCAAGATAGGTGGCCGGCCAGATAAAAAGCTGGGTTTTGCCGAGCCTTATGAAAAAATTACCAAGCAAGGATTCGATAATTTTATATCCTTCGCCAACGGTACCGGCTTCATGATGTTATCCCAGGAGCGAGCCGGATCCAGCCGCGGGCCCAATCTTGACCGTGAGATTGTGGACGAAGCGCTTACCCTGAATAAAGAACGCTACGACGAAGAAGTTTCTCCAGCCAATCGTGGAAATGAGGAATACTTTGGATTCAAAGCTCCTAAACGCATTAAACAACATCATGGTTTCAGGTATGTTTCTTCGATGCCTTATACCCGGGATCAGATGTGGTTGCTCCGATATGGTGATTATTATAAGGAAGAAGCCGGAATCCAAATATTCGATATCTGGAATAGAATCGTAAAACTGCAACTGCAGGTGATTGATGCTGCAATTTCAGGAGATAAAAGACTTTTTAAAGACATCTGGAACGAAACAGTCAGGATGAAAAAACAGATTGCTCCTTTTGTTTCGAAAGATGGATTGCTCTTCACCCTGGCCAATGCATTCGATAATGTGCAGAATCTTGGCATGTCGTATATTACCAGGGAGTATAAAAAGCAAACACTGCTTACTTTCATGATCGAGATCCTGAATTGGATCATCGATAAAGTAGAGGACTGTTATTACCCGCTCGATTCGCAAAAGCATATCTATTACGATGCTTACAATGATGATTTTATCAGGGGAGTTGCTGAAAACAGTAACTGGGATGCTGATCAGCTTTCCACGCCTGATTGTCGTTTCGATCTGGATTGTGATCCTAATCGTCCGTTGGAGATAGTTCCCGACTGGGGAGCAAAGATCAATCTATTCAGTATTGGTCAGGAGCGAAACTATAATTTTGCCACAAAGATGGTTGAGCCAGTTGATTGTGTGATAAATGAATTCAGCATAAAGCCACAGGATGCCAAGAGCGTACCCGTTGATGATCTGGTTGATATGTTTTGTGATTACTACAAGGAACATCCATGCAGGGATCTGTTTTACTTCAGGGATAGATACGGCGATCATCGCCAGCCCAATGTGAAAAATTCAAAGCCATACAACGAGCAAGCCATTGAGCGTCTAATGAAACGCGGATGGAGAGTGACAGCACGTGTACACCGAGGCATGGAGCCACCACAACATGATAAGTATCTGATGTGGGCAAACATCCTAAAAGGGAATGATCCCCGATATCCCAAGTGGATCATCAATGGTCGCAATTGTAAGTACACCATCATATCAATGAACAATACCAGAGTCATTGAACGGGATGGCAAATTTGATAAGGACAAATCATCCGAGCGTAAGGATAAAATTCTGCCTGAAGAAGCCACCCACTTTGGCGATGCTGTCGATAAACGCATGTGGACTAAGTATGGTGACATCCTATATCAATCAGGCAACTCTACATTCGTAAGCCCAAGACTATAATTGCTTCAGTTCAGTTCCCTACCCTACCCCATCATACTTTCATCATGCTAAGGCGATCCGTATAGGACTGCTTATGCTTGTATGCCCAAGTATAGGACTGATTCTGACATACACCACAGTGCGTATTAGCACACACCACCAAGCGTACTGGTATGCACCACCCAGCCCCTCATATTTCCTTCGAATCTGCCCCCTTTTCTGCGTCTTTCGGTAGGGCGAGTTCGGCAGTCCCTTGTTAAATAAAAACGTTTGAGCGTTTTTATTGTCGGAATGGCATAAATTACAGCAATTTATGAGAAAATGAACTTTATAAGGGCGAATTGTCCTCTACGCTTTTTCTTGTAAGAAAAAGCGACCAAAAAGAACCTTGCGCCATTCGTTTTGCAAACTCATGAATTTTCAGGGACCAGCTATGCTCCTAAAAATTTTGCGCAGTTCTTTTCTCTGAATTTGCAGGCAAGGCATCAGAGAAAAGAACCAAAAGAGACTGCCGATGGATCGCCCAGAGGACAGAGTGGTATTATCTCTCCTACAATTTTGCCGCGAAGTTATTGATCGCATCCCGGAAAAGTCAAGGGGTTTTGACCTTGATTACCGGAACTACCCTTGACTAGAATCCGGTCTGTTCAATGGGTGGTTGGCTCAAAATTAACAGGAGAGCCAGCCTACATAAATCCGCAGGGCAGCGGTGAACTCAATGAAATTTTTCGAAGGTGTTAAGACATTGGATGAGTTACGCAAGGAGTACCGACGCCTTGCATTTCTGTATCATCCGGATAAAGGCGGCGACACTGCAACAATGCAGGTTATTAATGATCAGTATGAAAGGCTTTCGAAAAGGCTTATCAACTCGAATACTGATTTTACGGAAGCAAGGAAGGAATATGAGCAACAGGTTTCAGAAGAAATCAAACAAAGGCTTGACCGCATAATCTTCATTCCCGGAATCGAAATTGAGATGATTGGTTCATGGATATGGATCACCGGTAACACGTTTGCGGTCCGTGAAACATTGAAGTCTGAAGGATTCTGGTTCTCACATCCTAAAGCTGCCTGGTACTGGCACAAAGGTGAATACAAGAAGAAAAACGGCAAGATTCAATCGATGGATGAAATGCGGGATACCTGGGGATCAGAGAAGGTTGAATCGAAGTATGCAAATCAGGGAAATTTTATTCAGTAATTAACCGGGCGTGCCAGATGCCAAAATAAGCCCGCAGGGCAGCGGCAAAGTAACTATGGCATATTGTATCAGACCAGATGGTGATTGCTCGATGTGTGACTCCTACAATGAGCATTTTGACGTATGTGGATAGGATGAAGATTTCGGTGGTACCGGACATGGTGATGAATCGTATTCAGATGCTGATCCGGGATTGTAATGTGAGGGGCTTGCGCCCCTTTTTTTGGTCGCTACAAATGGTAAGGCTTTACGAAGTTGACAGAGAATTGCTTGTTACACTCAAATTCCGGGCAAAGGTATTGATCGCCGTCCGGAAAAGTAAAGGGTGGAATGGGGATTGAAATACAGAATAACCTATTCCATTCCATGCTTCGCACTTGGTCACTTTCTTCGAAACTGACATTCGCCCTTGACTAGAATCCGTCCGGCTCAATGGTGATTTCCCGTAATTTAAATTTAACCGGCTGAGCCAGATGCCAAAATAAGTCCGCAGGGCAGCGGCAAAATATTATGGGTAAATCAAATGTTGCCGAAAAAACAGCAGTTGTTGCTGAAGTTGTTGAAGTTGTAGAAGTTGCTCCAGTTCTTACAGTGGTGAAGGACGTAGTTGAAGAACCTCGCAAACTGACACTGGAGGAACGGATCCAGCGGGTGGAAGATTTGTCGATGCTGATTGACAGGTGGAAGACACTGAATGATTCGCGCAGGAAGTTGCAGACCTTCCAGATCGGGGCTGATTCGCTGAGTTCTGTGATTAGTCTGCGGGATGCCAACGGGAATGAATTCAAAACTTCAAACTCGGCAGTGATTACCTCAGTGATC